ATTGCAAATGGCGGAATCGAAGTAAAACCAAATATCAAATACAAAGAAGTTATCAAAAAGGTAGCAACAAGTGGTTTGGTAGTAGATGCAACTTGTGATTTCACAAGTGCAGGATCAGTTACATTAACTGAGAGAATTATTCAACCCGAATATTTCCAAGTAAATCAAGAAATGTGTCTCACACCGTTCCAATCTGATTGGGAGGCTGCTCAAATGGGATACTCTGCTTTTGATCAACTCCCCCCCAAGTTCTCCGATTTTATTATAGGGCAATTTGCGTCTGAGGTAGCGGCTAAAACAGAATCTAATATTTGGAGTGGAGTAAACGCAAACGCAGGTGAGTTTGATGGATTCGTAACACTTATGACTGCTGATGCTGATGTAATTGATGTTGCAGCAGGTGCAGTTGTTGTTGGAAACGTAGTTACAGAATTACAAAAAATAGTTGATGCAATTCCTGCCACTTTATTTGGTAAGGAAGATTTGCACATATATGTATCACAGAACATTGCAAAGGCTTATGTTGGAGCAATGGGAGCATTGGGAAGTGGTATTGACAACAGAGGAGCATTGTGGTATCAGAATGGCGCACCTTTATCATTTGGTGGTATTCCATTATTCGTAGCAAATGGATTAGGAGACAACAAAGCAGTTGCTGCTGAGAAATCTAATCTATATTTCGGAACATCTCTACTTTCAGATCAAAATGAAGTTAAGTTGTTAGATATGAGGGATTTAGATGGCTCACAAAATGTGAGGCTTATCATGCGTTATGCCTGTTCGGTTCAGTACGGAATAGGATCAGATTGCGTTCTTTACTCTTAATAAATTTTAAACCATAAGAAAGGGGTAGGTGGTTATGTCTATCTACCCTTTTTTTTTAAAATATAAAAAATATGGCATGTAATGTATCAGCAGGAAGAGAACTTCCTTGCAAGGCAGGATTCGGAGGAATTAAGTCTGCTTACTTTTTTGATTTAGATGGATTAAACGGAACTGATAATGCACCCCCAATATATCAAGATGGGGTTATTACTGCATTAGCAACAGGAGCATCTCCTACTGTTTATGAGTACGATGTAAAAAATACATCTTCGCTAGAAACTGCAATTAACAGTTCTAGGGAAACAGGAACTACATTCTATGAGCAAACACTTAGTTTAACTTTAACTTATCTAGACGCACCAACACAAGAGCAAATTAAATTACTTGCTTGGGGGCGTCCTAGTGTAGCGGTTGAAGATTACTATGGTAATATGTTCATAGTAGGTTTGGAAAATGGTGTAGAAATGACAGGTGGAACAATCGGCACAGGAACGCAACCTGGTGATTTGAGTGGATTCACAATGACATTGGTAGGGCAAGAACCCGATCCTGCAACATTTATCACTTCAACATTGATAACAACGGCAACTCAAGGAACAAAAATCAATCCTACCTTGACTGTCGATCCTTAATTATTTATTTTCTTCTAGTAAAAGCATCTCTTTTTAGGGGGTGCTTTTTTTTTGTTTTATTTAGTTGACAGTACACTACTGTCCATTCTTTTTAACCTTAAAATTGTTTATAAAAATGCAAGAATTACACAATCAAATCCAAAGTTTAGAATCTCAATTAACAGGTAATATGTTCACAGACATGGAAATAAAGGATAAAATCCATAATTTAAAAATGAAATTAAATGGTTCTAAACCTAGTTCTTCGGAAATTGATTGTGTGGGGTGTGGATCATAAAACAAAACCTCAATTTTTTTGCGTTATATAGGTATGATTGTATTAACAACATCAGCATCTGCACAAACATTTAATATAATACCAAGAGATTACACTTTAACAAGTTTTACAATGGTTATTAGAGATGACAGTACAAATACAAGTGTGACATATAATATTACAGGTGTCACTACAAGTGGAAATTATAGAACATTTCAAAACACATTCTCACCTGTTTTAGTATCAAATCACTTTTACGACATGACATTAAGCAATGGAACAGATGTTATTTTCAAGGATAGAATCTTTTGTACTGATCAAACAATCAATCAAGTGAATAATGATTATTACAATCTAAATGAAGGACAATTTACAACAGATGATTCTTACAACAACGAATACATAGTAGTATGAAAAGACAAAAGAGTTTACCCAAAGGTGTGACAAAAGAACCAAGTATTGGATTTGTTAATTTAAGCACCTACACTTCACCCGAAGTAAAAGAGGTAAAAAACAAAGATTGGGTAGAATACGGTGTTGACAATAATTACTTTCAATTCTTAATTGATAGGTATAACGGATCACCCACAAACAACGCTGCTATTAATGGCATAAGCCAAGCAATATATGGCAAAGGATTAAACGCAACAGATGCCAATAAGAAACCCGATGAATATGCTCAGATGGTTTCATTATTCGGTAAAGATTGTATTAGGAAATTATCCTATGATTTAAAATTAATGGGGCAATGTGCTGCTCAAATTATCTATTCTAAAAACAGAAAAAAGATAATTAAAGTAGAACACTTTCCAATAGAAACTTTAAGAGCAGAAAAAGCCAATGAAGATGGAGAAGTTCCTGCGTATTACTATTTTAAGGATTGGACAAACATCAAACCAAGTGATACACCTTTAAGAATCCCTGCCTTTGGGATGTCAAAAGAAGATATTGAGATTTTATACATTAAACCATACAAAGCAGGTTTTTATTATTACTCACCTGTGGATTATCAAGGTGGTTTGCAATATTGTGAATTAGAAGAAGAGATTTCTAATTATCACATCAATAATATAATGAATGGGTTAGCACCTTCCATGTTGATTAACTTTAACAACGGCACACCCAACCAAGAGGAAAGGCAATTACTAGAAAGTAAAATTGCATCTAAATTTAGTGGAACAAGTAACGCAGGTAAATTCATACTTGCATTCAATGATAATGCTGAATCAAAAGCAGATATTACACCTGTTCAATTATCAGATGCTCACAATCAGTATCAATTCCTTTCAACAGAGGCTACACAAAAAATAATGGTAGCACATAGGGTTGTCTCTCCTATGTTATTAGGAATAAAAGACAATAGCGGTTTAGGCAATAATGCAGATGAAATAAAGACTGCATCCTTATTGATGGACAACACAGTAATCCGTCCATTCCAAGAGTTGTTGATTGATTCATTTGATCAAATACTTGCCTATAATGAAATTGCTTTGAATCTGTATTTTGTCACTTTGCAACCTTTAGAGTTTACAGAGGTTGACACAACAATACAAAGCCAAGAAGACATCGAAGAAGAGACAGGTGTACAGATGTCTAAGATCAGTTTAAAAGAGATTGATGGGCAAACTGTCTATGAGACAAAAGAAGAAGCCGAAGAGGTAGCAGAGGCACTTGGATGTGAAGGATCACACGAGCATGAGGAAGATGGAAAGGTTTGGTTTATGCCTTGTGCTACACATGATGATGCTATTAATCTTAAAAAGCCTTGTTACGATGGTTACGAAATGGTAGGAATGAAAACCAAGAATGGCAAGAAAGTTCCTAATTGCGTACCTATAAAAGCAAATGAAGAAATTCCCGAATTAACAGATGAAATGGGTGATAAAATCCTTGCTGAATTGGAAGGTGAGGTTATCACAGATGAATGGGAATTGGTAGATGAAAGAGAATACGAAGGTGAAAACCTAGAAGAGTGGGCAACACAACTAATTCAACCAACCAAATCAAAACTTCAAAAGTTTGCAGATCAAATTACAGGGAAACCTAAAGTTTTTAGTGTACTAGATAAAAGCCTTTACAAAATACGATACAAGTATTTTAAGAAATCTAAGAAGGCAATGAAAAGCGGAAATGAATCTAGATTGTTTTGCTCAAATATGATGAAGTTAGCAGGGCAAGGAATCATATATAGAATAGAGGATATTGATAAAGCATCAGACAAGGGTGTAAACAAGCGACTAGGACACAAAGGAAAGCCGTATAACCTATTTAAATTCAAAGGGGGTATCTATTGTAGACACGCATGGAAAGAGCAGTTATATAGGCTTAAAAAGAACACAGAGAAAACTGATGATTTTGACAAATACAAGAGAGCAAGAACAATACCTAAAAGTTACAAGCCTTCTCCAAGAGGATGGAAAGAGGCACAAATTGCTCCTGTAAATATGCCCAATCAAGGAGCATATCCAACTAAAAAGAAATAAGAAATGGCAACAGTATTATTCATAAATCGAACTGATCTAGTTAGAAATTCTATCTTAGATGGCAATGTTGACACAGATAAGTTCATACAATTTATCAAGATAAGCCAACAGATAAATATCCAAAATTATCTAGGTACAAAACTCTACGATAAATTCACAACAATAGTTGGAAATGGTGACATAGATACTGTTCCTTATGCTGATTATAAAACACTTCTAAACGAATACATTCAGCCAATGTTAATTTGGTTTGCACAAGTAGATTATCTTCCATTCGCTGCTTACCAAGTAAAGAACGGAGGGGTATTTAAACACACCTCAGAGAACGCTGAAACGGTTAACAAAACAGAAGTGGACTATCTAGTCGAAAAAGCAAGAACACACGCTGATTGGTATGCTAGAAGGTTTATAAATTATATGTGTTTCAACGAGAATTTATTTCCCGAATATACCTCAAATGTAAACGATGATATTAATCCAAGTTCTGATGCAACATTTAATGGATGGGTACTTTGAGTTACAAACCGAAGGAAGAAAATATTAAGAAATTAAAGAAGTTTTTATTAAAACTAAAAAAGAATGCCTAGTTTATTTAATCAACAAATATCAGCAACATATAAAGGGTTGTTAAAAACTACA